CTGTACTTGAGCTTAGGCATTAGTAAGCCTTGGCTTGTTGCGCTTTGGCCACCTGGAATAGGTACTGTAAATCTACTTAAACTTGAAATTGCCATTTATAGCTCCTTAATTATTGACGTGACTTAATATCGCCTACATTCTTCAATCTTAGAGGAATGTAAATGAACTCAACTGCTTTGACTGGTTCAACAGCAATATCAACATAAAGTTGATTATTACTAATCACGCTTGGTGTGTTGTTTGTCTCATCGCACACTACGATGAAGTCATATATACCACGCAAACTGACCAAATCTAACATTAAACTTTCACAAACGTTCTTAATCTCGCTACGTGTTTGTTTATCATTTGGTTCAAACAAGAATGGTTTAGTAATAATGCCTAACTGTCTACGTAAGTAGCTTACCAAACGTGCTACGTTGATTCTATCTAAACTACTGTTTACACCTGTCTTTGTATATTGTCCAAATGCTACTAAACCAGCGCCTGGAATATTAGTAATTGGATTAATCTTAACCTGTGCCATTTGATCGCGGACACCTTGATTCAAACTAACTGGAATAAAGCTACCATCTTTCAAATAACCAACTGATGTTGCGTTTGTAATACCACCACGACGTGTACCAGCTGGGGCAAACCATTGGAATGCCTTTTGATCACTTACTGCGATTGTACGCAACATCATGTGACTTGCAGGAACAACAACGTTACTACCAGTTAGGTCAGTTGTTAATCCACTTGGATAGTAAACTGCTAAGTGGTCACTGTTTGTGTGCAACCCTTGCTCTCCATCAATACCAGTATTAAAATAATCTGTTCCATAGTTTATTAGTGAGCTTGCATTACTTTCTAAACGTAATGGTGTATCACCAACTACTAGTGCAGTTCCATTTCTACTACTGTTCAAATTAACCATATCACTGATTAATTCTGGATATCCTGGGCAAGCAATTAAGTTGAAGAAAATATTATCTTCATCTAAAATACGTTGGTTTGTATTAACAGCAACTTTTAATTGACCAACAACGTATGCTCTTTGTGCCTTACGTCCAAAATATGAAACTTGATTTAGATCAGCGCCGCTGATACTTACCCAACGATCTGGGAAGTAACTAGTCATTGCTTCATCAAAAATTGTATTTCTTTCAGAAGTGTTAATATAATTGCGCTTGTACTGCTTGATGTTAAATCCACTTCTGCGAGTATTCCATAATAGCATACCACGTGGATAAGCCGCTGGATCTGGACAATCAAAATCAACAAAATCACTACTTGCCAGTGCATCAATAGTTGCTGGTGCAGTTGCGCTACCACTTGTAGCCCAACGTGCGTCTGCAAAAATAATACCATATTGACTTGTATGATCAGTTACATCAACTGCGTCCCAAGTTTGACTTGTGACATTCCAACGCTTAATTGTACGACCATAATTGTCTTGGCTGCTGGAATCAACCCAAATATCACCCTCATTACGACCAACATTAGATGGTCTTGTTGCTTGTACTAATACTTTAGCAGATGCATATACCTGTTTAAGTCCTTTCCAGCGTGTTCCATTGTGTACCATAATATCAACTTGATCTTGATAGGTTGCGTACCAAAGTTTTCCATCTGCTGGAGCATCTGTTGGCTGTGTAGACTGTGGGAAGTAACCATCACCAATTGATGCTAGTGGGGCCCAATTACTAATTCTTAATTCATAAGTAGTTCCTGTTGGACCAGTATAAACATTAGCCAATGTGTTATTGAATCCTAAAGTTCCCCATGTTGCGCCATCTAAATATATCTCGCCGCCTTCAGCATGTGTCAATACTAGTTGACCATCAACATAGTCAGCTGTAACATTTACTAATGCACTGTTATTAATAGCTGTTCTTAAACTATCTAAACTTGTTCCTGTTGTAATACTTACTACATTTAAAGTTGATGTATTTTTAACAGTTTCTGCAATACCCACTGTTGCACTGACAATAGTTATGTTTGAAGCAACTGTTACTGCGGCTCTTGTTGAGCCAGAATTCTTTCTATACATTAGTTTAAAACTACCAATTCCATTTTGTTCAAAATTAGCGTTTACAAACAATGAACCAACAGCTAAACCACTGCCACCGTTTAGTGGATCCATCTTGTATAAAGCTTCAACTGTACCTGAATAAACTGGAGCATCTTTTGTTTCAAATAAACGTGTATCGCTGTTAAAGTTTTTAACAACCCACTTAGCACCCAAATTAAACTCAGTAGTTTTAAACCAAACACTACCATTTGGTCTTGGAGTAGCGTCTGTGCTAGTCCAAAATGGTAATTTGGTATGGTCACTAAACTGTACAGCAGGTGATCTGTATGAACCAGCAACAATACCAATATCATCTGATGCAGAAGTAGCACCAACTTGTAATAGTGTTTCTGGATCACTTCCTGGTCCAAACACCACTGCGACATTTGTATTTGTTAAAATTTCAAACTTGTTACCATTAACTCTCGCACCAACTGAAGTGATACCAGCAGTGTCTAATGCGTCATTGATTTCTGTCACCATTTCTGCAACTGTTGGATGTGCATTTTGACTTCCGTTAAAAGAAACAGTTGCAACAGCTGATCCAACAGTAATGGTCATTCCATAGGTTGCGCTACTTAAATCAATTTCACCATTGGTGAAGCTTTTAGAAGAAACAGCAGGCCAACTTGAAGTCCAGTCTAAAATTGTTGGATTATTGGCTCCAAATACTGTTTGTCCACTTGTACCAATTTTAACCCATGTTCCACTAGTATTTTTGTACCATACGTTATTTTCTGTAGCCAATGTTCCTACAGTAACAACTGCATAATCGCCTAATGATCCAATTGTAGATTTTGGTGCGCCTGATGTGGTGTCTGTGCTAGATGTGATTATAATAGGTGATTTTGAAATAAACTGTTGTAGAGTCGCGCTCCACTCAAAAATACCAAAACGTGATCTACCAGTGTCAAACCAATAAGTACCAGATGTTGGATCTCCTACTGGAATATTTGCAGTACCAGAAAGTGCTCCTAAATCAACACTTGCACGTAAAATGTAGGCGCTGTTACTTGCACCTAAATAACTGTAGGCAGCAAATAACCCATATTCGTTTAATTCGCTTCCTTGGATAGCATTGCCGCTTGCGTCCTTTTGGAAGGAAGGTACGCCAAATCTATCTGTTAAATCTTTTTGGCTTGTTGCCAAATATAAACTATTTGCGTTAGCTAAAGTGGTGCCTGCGGCAACACCTGTTCCAGACGCATTTGTCTTGTCCTGCGCTGTGGCAATCAAAACCAGTGGAATTGTGCCAGGTGTCGCTGGATTATAAAAACTTTCATCAATGACGTTAACTTGTACGCCAGGTGATCCTAATTGTGCCATGTCCTAATCTCCTTAATGGGATCCTTGTCCATAATATTTAGTGATATTTTTAATATTTCACTGGTTATACCAAAGGAAAAAGGGCACGAAAAGGGCTAATTAATTATATGAAACGCCCGTTGTGTAAAAAATGTCGCAAAAATCTAGCCGCTATAAATTATCACAAGGAAGATAGGATATATTATAGGAGCATGTGTGATAGTTGCGCTCGAGGTACAACTGTACAGGAACCTAGATGGGTACGTGCTGGTTATAAAAAGAAAAGCAAATGCGATAAATGCGGTGTTACCAGTACACAGTCAGTAATTTTTGATGTTTATCACGCAGATGGTGATTTGAACAACTGCACACACAGTAATCTAAAAACAGTGTGTGCTAATTGTCAAAGAATTTTAGTTAAACAAGGACTTGGGTGGAAGCAAGGCGATCTTCTACCAGATTTTTAACCTTTTCAAAAAGATCATCAATACTAGTGTCATTTTCTAGAACAGCATCAAACTTGGTTCCAACCCATGCAGTTTCACTAGCATGAATTCCAGTTTTTTCTAGATTGTGTTTACTAATAGCCCATTTCATATTGCCATTTTGCCCTTGATTAGCGTTTAAGGCCCATTCGTACCACTCAGGAAGTTCACCACGTTTGACCCATACAATGATTCCGCCTGCATCACGGATTGATTTAATTTCGTTGGGGAACCGACAATCGCTTATAACAATGTCGTCAGTGCTATTACGTAGTTTGTTTTCTAAACTAGCAATCCAAATGTCGTCATGGAATCCGCGACGGCAAACTTCTGTGCCCCAATATTGTAATACCCAACGTGGCGTGATATCTCGCCCTAATCTTTGACTCCACCAATCATCACGTTGTTCCCGCCATTCTCGAGCCTGTTTGGTTCTGCCTTCCAACATAACACGATCCCAACCAAATACAGATGAAACTGCGTCTTTTAACGTGTTAGCAAAACTTTCTCTTCTAAAACCGTGAAAATTAACTAGATAGTCAGCAATAGTGTCTTTACCACTGCCAATAAAACCACACACCCCTATAATCATAGTACCTCCAATGGATACTATAATTTACTATAATTGAGTATAATTGTCAAGTAAATTGATTAACCAGTTACCCAGGTATAACCACCCCAACCTTGGCCACCGACGCCTGAAGGGTCACCTTTTTTCAGTTCATCTTCAAGTTCTTTCATTCTTGTAAGACCTTCAGATTTAAGGGCGCCACCGTTTAATTGTGTTCCGCCTTGTGGACTAGCAATCTGTGCGAACTTTTCACGTGCTTCGCCTAACATAACCTTGCATCCAGCCAGTGTATATTCTTTGATCCATATACCTGCATAAGGGTCTTCTAAAAATGCAAAGTCTGGACGGTGGTTATATACCCAAAGAAGCAGTCGTTCATTGCTTTGTGGGCGTTGTTGTATTGTTAGTTTACGTGTCTGTGGGTTGTAGGTAAAATTAATATAGCTACCAAACATTTTACCCACTAATTTTTGATATCCTGCAAACATATAATAAGTCGCTAAACCGCCCATATTTGAGCTTGTTAGTAAGTAGGTGTTGGTGTAGGCTAAATTGAACGGTTCAAATAGTGTTCCACCGTCTCCGCCACCTGTTCTTGAACCAATGCTTCTACGGAAGATCTCACGCACCACTGTGATTTCTCTTGGCAGAATGTACTCATTCTGATTTTGTACCATATCTAAGAAACAATAACTTTCTTCAACAGCATTTGACGCTCTTTGACGATAAATTGCCATGGCCTTTTCTAATGCTGTTTCGTAGTGTATTGGGTCTAACTCAACATCAATCATGCCTTCGCCCAAGAAGGCTTTGACGTATGAGAATACTTTTTCTTTTTCTGTTTTTAGGGCGTCTAGTTGGTCACTCATGCTTATATTTACCTTATCATATTCCAATAAATACACTACTATGCCAAGACTCAGTTTATACCGCCCAGAAAAAGCCAACGATTATACCTTTATTGATAGACTTGTTTTAGAACAGTTTATGGTAGGGGGAACGGATGTCTACATCCACAAATATTTAGGCCCAAAAGACCCATTAGAGGGACAATCTACCCCAGATCAACCCACAAATACCCATGCTGTTTCTGAGTTGGGTATACAGGATTTGTTATTACTAGAAACAAGGGACAGGAGATACAGTGATGATATCTATGTCATGCGTTGTATCTACAATATGCAACAATTGGATTGGAGTCTAACACAGTTTGGATTATTTTTAGCCAATGATACTATATTTGTTCACATACATTTAAACGATTGTGTGAAAAGAATAGGTAGAAAATTAATGGCAGGTGACGTTTTGGAGTTGCCGCACCTAAAAGATCCGCATGCTCTTAATGAAGCCACTGTTGCTCTTAGAAGATTTTATGTTGTAGAAGATGTATTAAGACCTACAGAAGGATTTAGTCAAACTTGGTATCCACATTTGATAAAAATTAAATGTAAACCACTGGTTGATAGCCAAGAATTTAAAGATATACTTGACAAGCCTGCTGAAGATCCATTTAGTCCGTATGCAAGTGACAATTCTTCTACTGCACTGCGAGATCTAATTAGCAGTTACAATAGAAATATGGATATTAATAACGCCGTTGTAGCTCAAGCAGAGCTTGATGCGCCTATGAGTGGTTATGATACTGATTCACTATGGATGGTACCAGTTGATCCTAGTGGAAAAGTTATGTTAGTAGACGCTAGCGGCGAGCAAATAGATGCTAGTAAATTTTATATGACTAGCACCACTGATGAGGGGGTTATTAGATATCTAAATAAACTTTGGACTCCAGAATCTATCACTGAACCAGAATTTTTAATTAACCCCACTGAGTTAGAATTGCAAAATAAAGGCATACCGGTTATAGATACCAGCATTATATTAAAAAGTCCTCGTCAAAATTACTATATTGGTTATTTGATTGGTGATAGCGTTCCTCCAAATGGATATCCTTTAAGTGGTATGGGCGCACAATTTCCTGATACAGCAGTTGATGGAACATTCTTTTTAAGAACTGACTTTTCACCAACAAGATTGTTTAGGTATAATGGTTCTAGTTGGCGTGTTTTTGAAGATAATGTGCGTATGACATTGAGCAATGCCAATACACGTAAGACATTAAAAACAGGATTTATTAATAATACAAATCAAACTACCATTGGAAACAAGGTTATTGACGAAAGACAACCAATTAGTAAACCTTTAGAAATTGGGAAGAATTTAAGACCTGAGGCAGACAATTGATGCAACATTATTATGACGGACAGATAAGAAGATATCTAACACAATTTATTAGAGCACTTAGCGGCTTTAGTTATAAGGATAGTCAAGGAAATTTGAAAGAAGTTCCTGTTAGATTTGGTACAGCTAACAAACAAGCTGCCGCAGTACTACGACAAAACAGTGAGAACTTCTTAATGCAAGCGCCTTTTATCAGTGTTTATATTAATAATCTTGAATTAAGTCGCGGACGTATGCAGGATCCTAATTTTGTCAGCAAAGTTCATGTAAGAGAAAGAGAATGGGACGAAAACTTAGGTGAATATACGGCTAACAAAGGTGCTGACGTCACTATTGAACGTTTAATGCCTAATCCTTATCAATTAAGTTTAATTGCTGACATTTGGACCACAAATATTGATCAAAAATTACAAATTTTAGAGCAAATTATTGTATTATTCAATCCTGCTGTAGAATTACAGACAACTAGTAGTTATTTAGATTGGACCAGCTTAACTACACTAGAATTAATGGAGATACAGTACACTAATCAAGTAGTTCCAAGCGGTGATCAAGAATTAGAGATAGCAAGTTTGACATTTAGTGCGCCAATTTGGTTAAGTCCGCCTGCAAAAGTAAAACGTATGGGAGTTATTACCAGTATTATTGCTCGTGTGTTTGATGAAGAGGGAAATATTACAGATGATATCATTAATGGCACATTAATGAGCAGGCAGGTTATTACCTTTGACAATTATGGCATACTGATAACAGATAATAGTGGTCAAGGATTGTACACTGCCAAATTGTTAAGCAATAGCGAAAGCACTACTTCTTCTTTTAATACTAAAACAACAAAAAATGGTGTTGATATCAACTGGTTAGAGATTTTAGAGAGATATCCAGGCAAGTATGTGGCAAATTTAAGTAAGGTTCAAGTTATGAAGCCAGATGGTCGATGGGCGCAAGCAAGTATATCGCTTAATCCAGACGATGAATCTCTATTAAACTTAAATTTTAAGACATTTGATGACAGTTGGCCCACTAATACAGTGATTGCTGGTAGAGGAACCATAGATGCTATTATTGATCCAACTAAACCAGTTAGTAGAACAACAACTTCTGGACTACGTTACTTAATTTTAGAAGACATCAACACAACTAACAGAAATTACGGCCCTGAAAATGCAAGTTTGCCAGGAGTTGGACAATGGGGCGACCTAGTTGCAAATGCAAACGATATAATTGAATACAATGGTGTTGAATGGGCAGTTATTTTCAATAGCCAGCAGACCAATACACTAACATACATAACTAATGCTTATACTGGAGTGCAGTATAAATGGGATGGCACACAGTGGACTAAGAGTATGGAAGGTGTTTATCCTGCAGGCAAATGGCAAATAGTTCTATAAACAAACTAGTAGTATGTAGTGGTGCTTTATTTTATTCAAAAAGCACTAAAAGATTCTTATTCTTACAAAGAACTCAAGGTAAAACTGCTAAATCTTGGGGGATTGTTGGCGGGAAACAAGAAGATAACGACAGTACTACATACGAAGCACTTAAACGTGAAATCACTGAGGAAATAGGATTCTTACCAGAGATAAAGAAAACTATTCCTTTAGAATTGTTTGTTAGTAATGATGATAATTTTAATTACCATACATACCTACTAATAGTAGAAGAAGAATTTATACCTAAATTAAATTATGAGCACAGTGGCTGGGCTTGGGCAACTATGGATCTTGCACCAAAACCGTTACATCAAGGTCTACGCAATACATTTACTAATAAAACAATTAGAACAAAATTAGAAACTGTATTTGACATCATAGATGTAATTTAATATTTTTACAGTCACAAAAAAGCCCCATTTCTGGGGCTTTTTGTTTGACAGCGTAGTCTATTACGCTTGGCTTTCTTTCCATGAAATACGTGCTGTAACTGTAGTTGCGGCACTTGTATCTGTTGGAACAATACAAACTGTAATAATGTCTGGACCGTTTGGATAGACATAATCACCGCCTAAGATACTGTTACCAATTTCAGCAATTTCACTTAGATCTGCTGTAACTGGGCTGTTAACGGCTGCACGGAATTCATAAATTGTAACTCCACCGTTTACTGTATCTGTAGTTTGACCAGTGTGTTTAATAACCTGTGTCAATGATGGTGCACCATAGTTTGCAAAGTATGCCTGTTGTGATAGTGCGGCATTTAGAATCAACTTAACGGAAGCAGGCTTGTTGTTTGTGTTACCAACAACTAGACCAACCTGTTGTAAGTTAATACTCATGCGGTTAATAATATCGCGTTCACCTAAAGCACCAACTAAGCTGTTATCTAC